GCTGACCCGCTGACAGAGGTGCAGGTGGCTATGTCGGGTAAGCCCATCAAAGCTGCTATGGGCCAGGACCACCAAGCACACATCATGGTGAAGACAGCGTTCCTTCAGGCGCCTCAGATGCAGGGTGAGAACGATCCTACCGTGGCAGTAGGCAAGCAGCTTCTGACAGCGAACATTGCAGAGCACAAGGTGCTGATGTTTGTGGCGCAGGTCGGTGCGGCTGCCGAGCAGCAGGGCATGTCCTTGGATAGCGAGCAGGTGCAGGGTCAGATTGCCCAGCAGTTGATGCAGGCGTCGGCAGCCCAGAATCCGCAGCAGGGCCCTGGCATTGAGCAGCAGATGCTTCAGTTGCAAGCGCAGGAGCTTCAGATGGCTGGCCAACGTATCCAATCGCAGGATACCCGCGAGGCTGCCAAGATTGCCCTGAAGCAGCGCGAGTTGGACCTCAAGGAAACGGGCATGCTGCTAGATGCCCAGCAGAAGCAGAAGCAGAACCAGATTTCGGCTTCTGGGAAAATACTTGACAACTCTGCAAAATTAGCGGATATTCAAGCAAAGAAACTAGCAGAGAGGGCTAATCAAAATATGCCATGATGCTTCTAAGTGAGTATGTTGCAGAAGTACAAAAACGAGTAGACCGAGAGAAAGAGTCTCTCGCCAGAGGTTCCGCCAAGACCTACGAAGAATATGCTAGGTCTTGCGGACTTATAAGCGGCCTTGGCTTAGCTGTCGCTATACTAAAAGAGCTTGTCGACTCAAAACCCGCAGAGGAAAGGAACTAATGATTACCACCCGTGCGCCTATGGATGGCGCTATTCAGAATGACCAGTGGCTCACACAGGAAGATATTCCTGATCCGACGCCACTGCCTAGGATTCCTGGCGTAGGGATTCTTGTCCGACCTGTGCCGATTCGGCGCAAGACTGCGGGCGGTATCCTGTTGCCAGACACTTTCCGAGAGGACCGCGAATACCTCAACACTGTGGGTCGCGTCCTGGCTTTGGGCGAACTGTCGTTCATGGACGAAGATATATACCGAAAAGGTCCTTGGGTCAAGCCCGGTGACTTCATCGTGTATGCAAAACTTACGGGCCAGAAGATTTGGTGGAAGGGCGTCAAGCTCCTCCTCATCAAGCCCTCCAACATCGAACTCGTTGTCGAGCAGCCCGAATACCTCGACGCCAATTTCAAGGAATAACCTATGTCCGAATCCGGCTATCAAGAAATTGATCTTGACAATCCCGGCGCAGCAGCAGCTTCAGCAGACTCCGACATTGAAATCGTGGAAGAGTCTCAAGAGCCAGAAGCTCCGCCCGCCGCTCCAGAACGCGCGCCTTCGAAAGCTCGCGACGAAGAGCCTGATCACGAAGAAGACGAATCTTCACAAGAGTCTGCCTCCCCTGAGCGCCGAAAGCTAACACGCAGCCAACGCCTCAAGAACCAGCGTGACGAGTACGCCAAGCAACTAAACGAAGCCCAGGCAAAGCTGGCTGCCGTAGAAGCGCGTGCTCGAAAAGCTGAAGCCGAAGCTACTGAAGGTGCGTCCATTGGCTTCGACTTATACATCAAGCAACTCGACTCGTCAATGCAGGCTTTGCGCCGCGACTTCGATTCCGCCTACGACAGCGGCGACCGCGACCGCATCTTCGACTTGCAGCAGCAAATCGCTACCATCGCAGCGACCAAGGCTCAAGCCGAGAAGGAACGCCGTTCCATTCCGACACGGCCCCAGCCTCAGCAGCAACAGGCCCCTCAGCAAGCGGCCCCCCAACAGCAGCAGCAACCGGGGCGGCGCCAACCCTCCCCTGCCGCTATTGAGTGGTATCAGCGCAACAAGGAATGGTTCAACAAAGACCCGGTCCTAACCGCTAGTGCCCGCGTGCTGGACCAGCAGATGGTTGCCGATGGCTACACACCGAGTGACCCTGACTACTTCGAAGAACTCGACAGTCGTCTCAAGCGCGAGTTCCCTCACAAGTTTGGCGGTGCCCCTGCTGCGGCAACCCGGCAAACCGCCTCCAATCCCACCATCCAAAACAGGTCTGCACCTGCACCGGCCACCGGCAAGATTCGCGTCTCGATTACGCAAGCCGACCGTGAGATGGCCAACCACCTTGGCATTGGCATCGAACAGTATGCCCGCGAGAAAGCCAAGAAGGAACGTGCCGAGCAGACCGTCAGCCAGTATACGGAGATTTTATAATGAAAAACAAAATGTTCGCAACCCCTAACAACGCCATCGACGATCCACTTGAAAATCCTCTAGATATGGAGTATACTCCTCCTAACGCGCTAGAAATCCCCCCTATGCCAGATCAAGATGCCTTCGTGTATCGTTGGATCAGGTTCCGGGCAGGAGCCGAAGAAGACTTTAATAATGTCTCCGCGCGCCTACGGGAAGGGTGGGCATTCGTCCCTATCGAGGAAGTTCCTCAAGGTTACGTTTTCCCCGGACTCGACAGCAAAATTTCTGCGTTGGCAGGTGCAGCCATTAACGGGGACCTCGTCCTTGGCAAGCTACCTCGTCGTCGTGCGGAAGCCATCCAAAAGTGGTCCGAGGATCGGGCCAACCAAGCGGAGCAGGCCTTCGACCTCAAGACGATTAGCTACGAAGACGGTGGCCGTCGGATGCAATTCGCTAACGAAGGTTCAAAACGCTATTCCAGGGGGCGACGTCCCTCGTTCGGATAACATATTATAAGGAGGATAGAAGGTGGCACAGTCTTTTGCCCCGTTCGGTCTCCGCGCAGTGGCTGCCCTCGGCACACACGGCAACGAGATTCGCGCTTATCCGCTTCCCAACGGCGCTAACTGCCCGGACCTCGGCAAGGGTTCTCCGGTCAAGCTGTCGGGTGGCGTTATTGTTTCGGCTGGCACTGGTGGCGGTCCCCTGTTGGGTGCGGCAGCCGGTTTCGCGTGGATCGACCCGACCACGAAGCAGCCGCAACTCAAGAATTCAATTCCCGCAGATACGTCTTCGGCTGGCCTGTACAACGGTTCCGACCGTCCCACGGCCTACGTCATTGACAATCCCAATGCGCTCTTCATCATGCAGGCTGATGCCTCCGTTACGGCGGGTGACCTCGGCTTGAACTTTGATGTGACCGCGTCGGGCGGCGATGTCAACTCGGTTTACGGCACGTCCCAGTATGCTCTGGATGCGTCTACCCGTACCTCCGCTGTCGGCACTGCGCTGAAGCTTGTGGGTCTGGCCAACATTGTCGACAACAACTGGGGCGATCCGTACCCGATTGTGGTTGTCAAGTTGAATGGTCCGATCCTCCAGCAGGTCTCTGCGGCTTAATAGGGGGACATAGATAATGGCTATTTTAACTCGCGCACAATTTGCGAAGCAGCTTGTTCCCGGCCTCAACGCTATCTTCGGCACAGCCTACAAGAGCATCGATAACGAACACACTCCGCTGTTCGACGTCGAGAAGTCTGACCGCTCGTTCGAAGAAGAAGTGCTGATGACGGGCTTCGGTACCGCCCCGACCAAGGACGAAGGTGATCAGGTGTTCTTCGACACCGCCTCCGAAGCCTGGACGAGCCGGTACGTTCACGAAACCACGGCTATGGCTTTCGCCATCACCGAAGAAGCTATCGAGGACAACCTCTATGGCACGACGGGTAAGATGAAGGCGAATGCGATGGGCCGCGCGATGGCGAACGCCAAGCAGGTGAAGGCCGCTAACGTCTTCAACAACGGCTTCTCCACGTCCTCGCTCTATGCGGGCGGCGACGGCAAGCCTCTCTTCGCTTCCGACCACCCCACGTTGGCGGCTGGTACGCAGTCCAACAAGGTTAGCTCGGACCTTTCCGAAACTGCCCTTGAAGCGGCCCTAATCAACATCTCGTTGATCAAGGACGACCGTGGCCTGCTGATTGGTGCCCGCGCCTTGAGCTTGCACATTCCTCCGCAGCTTCAGTTCGTTGCCCACCGCATCCTCTTCTCCGACCTGCGCGTCGGTACGGCGGACAACGACACGAACGCCATGAAGGACATGGGCCTGTTCTCGAAGGGCTACACCGTCAACCACCGCTTCACTGACACCAACGGTTGGTTCATCCGCACTGACGTGCCGAATGGTACCAAGATGTTCGTGCGTGCGCCGCTGGCCACCAAGGACGACGTGGACTTCCTGACCGGCAACATGCGCTACAAGGCGCGTGAGCGTTACAGCTTCGGTTGGAGCGACTGGCGTCAGTGGTACGGTTCCTCTGGTTCAACCTAATGGTTTGGGGGCTTCGGCCCCCATTCCTCCATTCCCAAGGAGAATCAGATAATGACTACTTTTGCCTTCCCAGTCAACATCGACAATCGTGAACCGGCTTCCGGCGCCGTCGTCGATCAGACTACTGCCCGTGTACCGGGGCGCTTTTCTGTTGTAGTGAACACCGCCAAAAGCGGCACGGCGGTGGGTGCGACTACCATCCCTCTGTTCGTGGCGCCAGCCGGTTCCAACTTCTACGAGTGCGTCCTTGACATCACGACCGCCTACGACAATCTTGACACCAAGATTACCGTGGGTACTTCGGCCAACCCTGCCACCCTGTTCGCGGCTACTTCCGTGAATACCGCAGGCCGCCGCGCATATGCTGGCTCCGCCGCCCAGGTCTCCACCAACAGCATTGTGCTGACGGCTGATACCACGGTGCAGGCCATCGTATCTATTGCTACCTCGACTGTGGCGGCTGGTTCCGTCATCGTCCACGTTGTAATCGGCTAACAAGCTGTGGCAGACTTCTCCTTCGGGCGGGGTCTGCTTCACTTGCTTTAGGAGCAAGCCATGCCCGTAAAGACTATTCGCGTTGTGCCCTTCCAAGTTAGCACTTCTGCTACCACAACCAGCGATCCCATTGATTGTGATTACCGTTTTGACGGTACGCCCACCCGCACCTTCTGGGTCCAGAAGAGCGCCGCCGCTGGCCCTTCCATCTTCTTGGAAGCTGCGCCTTACGAGACCGGCCCCTGGATCGCTTTCGCTGAAGTGACTGCTGCCTGCACCACTACCCTCATCGAAAACATCTTCGACGTGCCGTATGTGCGTTCTTCCTATGCGGGCGGTGGCCCACTCGTCACCATCTACGGAGTCGTCTGAGGAGACGCGCCAATGGCAACCAGCGGCGTAGCCTCCTTCTCACCGTCTTTCGACGACATACTTCAGGACGCTGTCGCCATGGTTGGTGGCGGCCCGGTCCTCGCTGACGAGCTTATCTCCGCTAAGCGGGGCCTCGACTATCTCCTCACCAGCATCCAAAACCAAAACGTACTTCTCCACAAAATTGAAACCACTGTCATTCCCGTCTCCATCTCGGTTACTTCACTCACTTTCGGGCAAGACATTTCAGACGTACTCGTAGCCAGTATCCGCACCAGCAGCACCGACATCGTGATCGAACGCGACGGTTATGAGCGCTGGGCCGAAATCCCCACCAAGTCACAGACGGGACGCCCGACCCGTTATTGGTGGGACCGGCGCCGCGATTCCAACACCATGAGCTTGTGGCCGGTCCCCGACCAAACCTACACCGTAGTCCTCACCATCCAGAAGAACGCCGAAGATACGCTGCGCGCTTTCGACAACATCGACGTGCCGCGCCGCTTCCTGCCCGCCGTCACCTATGGTCTCGCCTACTGGATTGGCTTGCGTCGTGGTAGCCGTGTCGACGCCAACCGCTTACAACTTCTGCGCGCCGAATACGAAGCTCAACTCAAGGCGGCCATGCGCGAAGACCGCGAACGCGGCACCATCATTCTCAGGATTGGACGCCGCTAATGCCCTACACTTACAGCACCCTCGTCGCCGACATCCAAGCCAACATGGAAGAGGACTCCGCTGAGTTCCTCTCTGCCCTGCCCTCCATCATTGAGCGCGCCCAATCCTACTTGCAGCGGCGCCTCGATCCTATCAACACCTTCCGCTTCACCGAAGTCTCGATCAGCGCTTCCACCCGCACCCTCTCGCTGCCCGCCGATCTGCTCGTCCTCAAATCCATTCAGGTGTGCGCGACAGGCGGCTGGACCAACCTGCTGGAGCAGAACAACGAATTCCTCACAGCATACTGGCCCGACTACACTTCGTGCGCCCCCACCAAATACTACGCGCCCAAGGACAATGCAACCATCTACTTGGCGCCCACGCCGCCCGCCAATGCCACGGCCCTCATCGAATACATTCCGCGCGTCACCGTCCTAAGCTCCGCCTTCCCCACCAATTACTTCTCAGAGCGCACCGACTCGGCCTTCTTCGCTTCGGCTATGATGTACGCCAATGCCTGGACCAAGAATGCCAACGCCGTCCAAATTTGGAAGGGCATTGTCGACGACGAACTCGCCGTCCTCAACATCGAATACACGCGGGCACGTCGCTCCGACACCTCCAACCGCAATAACGGCTCACCTGAGAACACACTTGCGGGGCAGCCGTAATGTCCGTCCTAGATATGTGGTCGGTTTGCGACCGCTGTGGCTTCGACTACAGGCGCCGCGAACTCCGCAAAGAGACTACCAATTTCGTCGTTTGTATGGTATGCTATGATGGTAAGTTCGACAAGAAGAGCCACCCGCAAAACCGTTCTGCGAAGCCTCGCCGCGAACTACGCCCAGTGCCTGACGGTCGGCCCGACCAAACCAACTACGGGTCATAGTCATGGATGTCTGGTCCCTCTGCGACCGCTGCGGCCAAAAGTACTATCGCCGCAAACTTCGCAAGGAATCCACTAACCTAGTTGTGTGCTCATCCTGTTACGATGGGCGCTTTGACATTCGAAACCATCCGCAGAACAGGCCAGCCCGCGCCCGTTACGAATCCCGTAAAGTGCCCGATGGCCGCCCGCTGCAAACCCTTGACAGCTATTTGGCTCAAGAGAATTCAGAGTTTCTTTTAACTGAGGACGGTGCCAACATCCTAGTTACACAAGTGGTTTGGAACCCATCTCAAAGTTCGCCTGCGTGAGGTCCCTCATGGATATGCAATTGTTCTTTGATTTCGTTTCCAAATTCATATGGCCGCTCGCCCTCGCTTACGCCGCCTACATCCACCGGGAGCTTGTCGCTATGAATCAGAAGTTCGAGAAAATCCACGACGAGCACCACCGGCATGTAGCCCAGGTCAACAAAGATTTCGCTACCCGTGAGGTAGTGAGCGAACTTGAAAACAAACTCACCGTCGTCCTCAACCGCATTGACGACAAAGTCACACGAATCCTTCAGGAACGCAAGTAATGCCCTCTACCTACGATCCCCTCTTACGACTTGAGCTTCAGGCGACCGGCGAAAACGCCACCACCTGGGGCACCAAGACCAACAACAACCTCAACTTGCTGGCTGCCGCCATTGCAGGCACCGCTATCGTCAGCGTCTCTTCCGGCAACACAACCCTCTCTACTGCCAACGCTGCCACCGACCAAGCCCGCGCCGCAATCCTCCTCGTCCAAGGTACCCTTACTGGCGCCGCTAACATCATCGTCCCATCCGAATCCAAGACCTACGCCGTCATCAGGGGCACCTCTGGCGCCTTCGACGTCATCGTCAAGAACACAGGCACAGGCGCCACACTTCCCGTAACCGGCAACGAAATTATCGTCTGCACATCCACCACGTGCTACGGCATCGTCGGTTCACTCGTCGCCACTGTCAGCGCTCTGGACACCCGCGTTGCCGCAGTCAGCGCCTCAGTAAGCGCCCTCAACGTACAAGTCGCAGCAGTCAGCGCCCTAACCTCAGTGCTCGACGTCCGCGTCACAAATGTAAGCGCTGCTGTCAGTGCCCTCCAAGTTCAAGTTGCAGATGTCTCCGCAAAGGTATCCGCAGTGGATGCCCGCGTGGCCGCTGTCTCTGCCTCTGTCAGTGCCCTTCAAGTTCAAATCGCTGCCGTCAGCGCTCAGACCTCAGTGCTCGATAGCCGCATCTCAGCGGTCTCGGCTTCCGTGAGCGTCATCAACACACAACTCGCTGCTGTCAGCGCCCTTGTCAGTTCCCTCAATAGCCTTGACATCCGTGTCATCGAGTAACCATGTCAGCATCGCTGCAAGACCAAAAGCTCACCGAACTAAACTTCAAGGTAGGCGTCTACAAAGAGAAGACGCAACTCGACGCCACTTCCTACTGGACTGACGCCGACAAAATCCGCTTTCGCTTCGGGCGCCCCGAACTCATGGGCGGCTGGCAGCGCGTCATCGACCCTTCCCAGAACTCCAAAATCTTTGGCGTCCCCCGCCTACTCGATACAGTCCGCAATCGCCTAGGCCAATCAGCAGCTTTCATTGCCACCAACCAGGGCCTCTTCTCAAGCGAACTGTCGACCTTCTACAACATCACGCCCATCGTATCCACCGTCGCCTCTTCCAACATCCTTTCGACCACGGCTGGCTCCACTGCCGTCGTAGTCTCTGTCTCAGCACACGGCCTCGTTAACGGCACCCTGGTCGAAGTCGTCTCGGCGGGCACCACCATTGGCGGCAACATTGTCATCAACCCGACCGCCTCGACGACCGCCACATTCCCCGTCAGCGTTATCGGCCCCAACAGCTTCGCCATCAACGTCGGCACCACCGCAGCCGCCACCTCAGCAGGCACGGGCGGTTCCGTCACCATCGGCTTCTGCTACAACGCGGGCACCACCTCCACCCAACTTCAAGGTGGCTGGGGCATCAACGGTTGGGGCGGCAACTTTGGTTGGAACGAATCCATTGCCTCCTACCCGCTCCCACTTCGCATGTGGTCCTCCGATCTGTGGGGCACTGACGTCGTAGCTGTTCCCAATGGCGGCCCGCTCATGTACTGGTCAACGAGCGTCGGCATCACCGAGCGCCTAACCATCGTAACTGCTGCACCCTCCATCAATCAGATTGTGCGCGTCGCCTCAGAAGCCCGGCACGTAATCCTGTATGGCACCCAAAACGTACTAGGCACTTACGACCCACTGCTCGTCCGCTGGTGCTCGCAAGAAGACTACACCGATTGGACGCCCACCGCAACTAACACAGCCGGTGATTACTCGCTGCCTAGCCGTGGCTCTGAAATCCGTGACGTCAACCGCGTCAACGACAAGACCGCCATCCTAACCGACCACGACCTATACATCCAAGCCTACATCGGCGGCAATGACGTCTTCGGCTTCACGCTGGCGGGCGAACACTGTGGCGTCATCTCACGCAACGCAGCAATCGAATACGGCGGCGTCCTCTACTGGATGTCCAACAACGGCACCTTCTATCGCTACGATGGGCGCGTCACCCCACTCGATTGCTCCGTGCTGCGCTACGTCTACGAGAACCTAGACTCCAACAATATAGACAAAATCTACGTGGGTGTCAACTCCACCTTCGACGAGATCATCTGGTTCTACCCATCGATTGCCAGCCCCAATGGCGAGAACGACCGCTACGTCATCTACAACACCGTCGAGAAGCATTGGACTATTGGCGCCATGTCCCGCACCGTATGGCAAGACAGCGGCACCTTCCCCTACCCACTCGCCATCAACTCACAACCATACGACCTCTTCTATCAAGAGTACGGCTACACTGCCGATACCTCTGCGATGGGCGCCCGGTTACAGTCCGCCTACTTCGACATGGAAGACGGCAACCAAATCATGTTCGCCAACAAGTTCTCTCCCGACTTCAGCAACCTCTCTGACAACACGCCCTACACAGGCACGCTCCAGCTTTCGTTGCAAGCCCGCAAATACCCTGGCGGCGACGTCATCAGCAAAGGCCACTTCGATGTGACTGGCACGACCCAGAACGTCTCGACTCGCTTACGCGGGCGTGAGTTCGCCATCCAAATCCAGTCCTCCACTTCCTCCGACATTCCGTGGCGCATGGGTCAGTTCCGCATGGCTCTAGAACCGGATGGCAAGCGGTGACGCGGCGCATCTCCTCGCGGGCGCTGCCTTCGCCACCCCCTACATGGGACGCTTCCTCGCAGGAAACTTGGAACAAGCTGATCCGCGTCCTCGAACAAAGCGACCTCTTCGACTTAGGGCGCCGCAGCCGCCCACTCTTCGTTGTGACCGGCACAGTCTCCGCCCCCGTCACCTTGGACATGACCAATCCCTCGGTCACGGTCCTCACTAA